AATACAGGATTAGTTCTTCCTTGTTGGTTTTGAACTGTCATAGCTCTATTTATAGCTGCTATTGTGTTTGCATCTAATACACCTGCTTCAAAAGAACCTGGATATAAATATCCTGCTTCATGTAATGCTAATTGAACATTAATTAACTCTTCTGCAGACATTCCATTAAACAACCCATATTGCATACCCTCAACATATAGTGGTAGCTTATCAGGAGATGTAGGAGTTATAGTTCCTTGTAATCCTATATATGGTAAATCTGATGGAAGTAATGTCTGAACAAAATTTAATTGGTCATCAGAAAAATCACCTGCTTGTATTTTTTCATCAATATATTGTGATTGTTGTTCCTGAATAGACATAGGCTTGAATACTCTTCTTTGTTCTTGCCTTGCAATTCTTTCTTCTCTTGTCTCATCAGCAAAAAGTTCTGTAACTAATGGGTCAGGTATAGGTTGTGTTTCTATATCTTCTAAATCTAAACCTGAAAAACCTGCACTAAATGCTTCGATTACATCACTAAAGTCTTCAGGATTTTCTATTGATTCTTCAAATAAAGGTTGCAGCATTTGAGATGGTTCGCCTATTCCTGCTTGACCTGCAACTGATGCTGCAGCAAGAAGTCTGCCTAAATTCTTTTCATTAATTACTAAACCAAATGTATTTTCTAATAATGTTTTAGCAAAATTGTTTAGGTCATTAATTGATTTAAATAGATTAGTTTTATACCAAACACCAAATGTATTTATTAATCTACCTAATTCGTATGCTTTTATTTGGTCTTCGTTCATTAAAATCCTAACTCAATGTTTTGCGTAGTAGCAATATCTTCTTCAATTTGCCTTGATAATATATTAACCCATAAATGGTAAAAATCAGGATGTTCTTTCAATAAAACATCTTCTACGTATCTACGTAGATATTCTCTCTGAGCTATCATATCACCTGAACCTATTGTAACATTAGGTCTTATATTTCTCTGTCCCCAGTCTAGTACTTTATCAAAGGCTTCTAAGTATTTTGCTAACCCTTGACCTGCATCAGAACCTGCTAATACAGCATTCTGTTTCCATGTTCTTAGTTCACGAACTTGTGATTCGTTGTCTATAGTTCCTGCTAGTCCCAAACTTTCCCTAAATCCTGGTAATGTTTCTATCAAATGTATCTCTATTTCTTTAAGTATTTGTCTTCTTACATAATCTGATACACCAAAATAGTTAGCATCATTAAGTAACATTCTTCTATTACCCTCATAAATAAACCTACCTTTTGCATTCATAATCTCTGCTGCAACTTGGTCTGTAGTTAAAGAAACTCTATCTCCCTCTGTAAATGCTTTCCAATATGATGCAATATCAAACTCATCTAGTGGATTATCAGGATTATGATAGTAAGCTGTATTAGGTGCGAACTCATAAACTTCTTTGTTTTTTGCCATATATGCTGAACCCTCTGCTGTATATGGAGTTCTTACTACTGTTTTAGATTTTCTCTGTAACATAGCAAATGGTTCAAAACCAAATGTAGTAATAAACTCTTTTGTTGCTTCATAGGAATCACCTTTATTACTTCTAAGCATGTCATAATATAAATCTGTGAATACTGAGAAACCAAACATAACAGCACCATCATCTGTATCAGGGAAGTCTCTAATATCCAATTTAAGTTTTTCTTGTATCTCATCTGTTAAAAACTCACTAGGTACTTCTTTATAATATCTGACTGTACCACCTGTAGGTGCAGCGAAAGCTAATGCAGCCTGTATCAATGTAACAAATGTTGCAGTTTTCTCTGCAGCTTTTACTGCTTCTCTTCTTTCTTGTGTAGTAGTAAATTTAGCTTGTCCTGCTAATACTCTTGCTTTTAATATATCTGAAGCAACGTTTGCAAATAATCTTCTATACTGTGGGTCTGCATCATCACCAAGAGTTAATACTTTTTTATACCAAGTAGGCAATGCTGCTTCTATAGGACCTACATTTGCAGGTTCACCTAATGGAAATATTACTTTTTTAAGTGAAGCAAATCTCTGTGTATCAGGTAAATAAGATGCAGGTAATTGTACAACTGGACCAAAACCTGGAAGAACACTTTGTCCTATCAAGTTAAGTCCTGATGTATAACCTACAAGATTAGCTCTGATACCTGAATCTTCATCTACAATATCATTACTTAATCCTTCATTAAATGGAAAGTTAAATACTTCTTCACCTGTTACAGGGTCTGTTGTAAAGAATCCATTCTCTTGTGCTTTGTTTACTAAGAGTTCTGCTTTACGTAATTTACCTGGATTTGTTGCAATAAGTCTTGACCATGTTCCTAAAACTTCTTTATAAACTTCAACGAATGGGAACATCAATCTAGTTGCATCTGCAAACTGTGAACGTTTATTTAAATCATAAAGTAATCTTCTTGTTTCCTCTAATGCAAAACCTTTTGATATTTCATCTGCTCTACGTGTACCAATCTTAAATGCATCATCAACATCTGAGACTAATGACTCTAATCTTTGTATATATTTTTTATCTAAATTATTTTTCTTAGCCTGTTTAATTAGATTATTTAATGCAGTCTCTGTAAGACTTGGTGCAAGTTTTTCCATTTTATCAAAGTAAAACTGTCTAAATGCAGGAGACCTTGATAGTTTGTTTGTAGGTGTAGAACCAAATATTCTAAATATAGAAGATACAACTTCATCATATTTACTTAAAAGACTTGAGTCTACGTCTACTTTAGAAACTTTTACATACTCGGGTCTGTTAAAAGGTAAGTCTGAATTATCCCATTGCTTTAACTTTGAACCTAGTACTTGCTTTGTTTTATTATATTCTGCTCTAAATTCTCTTGATATATTTTCTAATGATATGAATGTACCATTTACTTCACCACTACCATTAGCAATAAGATTAAGAATCTCATCATCTCCTGTTTGTGTAATTCTAAATCTTGGAACAGCATCTGCATATTGTGTAGGTATTGGTTCACCTGCTTTTAATATTATTTCCTGACCATCTACCACTACATACTTTTCGTATTTACCTCCTGCTTGTTTATGTAATCTAGCTTGTATAGATTCTAAATAAGCTCTAACATTTTCTTTTGATTCTGTAATTCTAGCTTTTTGTGCATAAGAAGAATCATCAGCTAACTCAACAAAATCATCTAACAATGGTTTTAAATCTCCACTATAAGCTGCATCTACTAACTCATCTAATGTTGCATATCTACCTTTAGCATTTGTTATTGTAGAAGCTAGCTCTTTAGTAAGAACATCATTAGCAAGTAATACATTTTCCAATACATAACCGTCTAAATATTTTTTATTACCTTTTGATACAGCAACAAATATGTTTGTTCTTTTTGGTGCAAGTCCTCCAATAGATACTGATTTACCTCTAGCCATAGCATTTTTAAAAGATACATCCATTAGAAATTCATTTCCTAATATATCTTCTAATCCTCTTGCTTTAACTCCTGGTATCTTTGCCAAAGCATTTTCTACTTTACCTACATACTTACCTGCAGATGGTGTACCTAATACCCATGCAATATGTGATATAGGATGATTAAAAACGCTTGTCATATCAGCAGCCCACATTCTTGCCTGTTCTTCACCAACAACTCTTGATGTCCATGCTGCTCTAAGAAGTATGAATGGTTTCCATAAACCTTGCATATAGGTATCTGCTATCTGTGTCAATGCACCTTCTGTAACTCTTACACCATCAGGGTCTACACCATAAAATAATTTAGATAGATTCTTAGCTACAAAGTTAGCATCTTCTGATTGTGCTTTTACAAATGTTTCTAGTGTTAAGTCTTTACCTGTAAGTTTTCTACCACCAATAAGTCTCCACATAGCATTTCTTGTATTACCTACAATTCTTGATAAATCTCTACCACCAGGTAAAAAGATATTTCCGTCAAAGTATTCTGAAAACAAATGTGCAGTAGGTTGTATTTGTATTTTCCCATCTACAATAATATCTGACTTAGCACCTAAGAATGCTTCAGGATTACCTAACTCATCGTGAAAGTAATCTCTCATTTTAGATGTATCTGCTTCAAACTTCTCGAACGCTCTACCTACGTATCCTTCACCTAATACTTCATCTGTGGCAGGAAATACTTCATCATTTAAAAACTTAAATACTCTTGATACAATTCCGTAACTAGGAATAGCTTCATTTGCATTAGCACCTTTACCTTTTACTTCTGCAGTTATATCTGTAAATTTACGTAGCAAGTCATCTTGTTTATCTACAGCTATACCTACACCATCCATAAATTCATTTAGTTGGTCATAGGCTTCATCAAAGTTTTTTACGTTTAAGTTAACAGGAGGTAGGTCACCCATCATTCTAAGTATTGGTGTACCCTCCCAACGTCTTTTAACTACAGCTTTTAATCCTAAGTCTGCAAACTCAGGGTCAAACATCTTACCTAATGTTGTAGAAAACTTTCCGTTAAATATTGCAGATGTAGGGTCAAACCTTTCAGTAATAGTTCCCCTAGATATTTCACGTCTTAATGTATTAATAACTCCTTCTGTATTAGCATCTGCAAGTTCTCTGTAAATTTCATGCGGTATAGAATCTCTGTTTTTTCCAAACATCTTTTGTATGTTTTTAATATTTGTTTCTTTACCCATAAGTTCAGCAATATTTCTTCCTGGTCCTCTAAGAAAGTAATCATCTGCTGTAGGTGAATGCACTGACTTTCTTATTGCTTTATCTATGATTCCTACACCTTGTAATGACTCGCCAGTCTTAAATGCTTTCTTTGCTTTACCTACTTTACCTACACCTGCACCAACAAAGTTAAGTGGGTCTAATCCTGCGGTAACACCAAAGTCTATCGCACCTGACATAATGTTAAATGCTTTAGTTCCTGGTTCATATACATTTGCAGCAACTACTGTTCCTGGAGATAAGATATATCCATCTTGTGCTAATAAACTATTTACATCTTGTCTTTCTTCTATAGTTATTGGTTTACCTAATTGTTGTTCAATTATATTTCTAGCTTGAGCTATAACTTCTTCATCATCTGTAGAGTCAACAATAGCTCTAAAGATATCCATGTTTTCTGCTACGTCACTGTTGCCAAAGTATCCTGAACCTAAGTTCACATTGTTTCCTGCTTTAAGTTCATCTATAGCTCTACCCATAACAGTAGGACCTAATAATTCTTTGTTCTCTCTGTATTTCTTATAAAAAGATTCTTCACCCTCATCTCTTGTGAATGGGTCTGTAAGAAAACCAAGCAATGGTCCACCTAATGCAAGAATAGGATTATCTCCTCTTTGCACATGTGTAGCTGCAGCAGCTTGAAAAGGTCTTTTAATAACAGCCTCTGCTAATGAGTCAGCAGCAACAAAAGCTGTTCTTACAAAACTTCTTCCTGCATCTCTTATTCTTTTAGATAATTTAGATTCTTGTTCTAAATACGAATCAACAACTTGTTTTATTTCAGGAGCTTGTATTGCAAGTTCAGATAAACCTGATGCAATTATTGCACCACTAGGCATTACATTTCCATATTGTCCTGCAAGTTGTGAAGTAGAAAAACCTTGAGATTTAGATATTTGGTTTTTAATTATTTGAGTTTCTTTTATTTCTCTTTCTTGGTCAAATATCTGTTGTAACTCTGCATCAGGGTCTACCCAATATTGTGAAAATCTAGTCATGTTAGCTCCCTATGCACCGTAAGTTTTTTGTTGTTTATTTAACTCACTTTCCATCAAAGCTAGTATATCAACATCAGGATAGACACTATACAGACTTCTTAGTACTGCTAGTTTATCTACTGGTCTTTGTTGTTGAGCTACTACTGAATCTTCTATTGCTGATACATTTGGTCTCTGTGTTGGCTGTGATAATGGAGTAACTGATGCTCCAGTAGCCCTCACCCTGTCTATTGGTTCAACTTGAGAAGGTGGTACTTGTATTGGTTCTTCCTGTGCTACAGGAAAACTTCTAACTAGTTCCTGATTTCTTGCTCGTTGTAAATCTGCTCCACCACCAACTAAATCTGATGGACTTATCTTATCCTTACCTGGGTCATAATTTAATTTATCTTTACTACCTCGAGTCATTTTCACCTCTAATAATTAACAAATCTATTCTTATTCCTGGAAACTGTGCAATAGTTACAGCATTAAACATAATGCCATCTTCAAACTCTTCATCTTGAAACAATACATTTTGTGCTACGTCAGGAAATTCTTGTAAAATTATATCTATAAATTTTTCGTTTACAAAGTCGTCCATTACTGACCTGCAGCAATCTGTGCAAATATATCTTGTACTGAAGAAGGTCCTTGTCCTGGAGCTACTTGTTGTTGAGCAATAGCGGCTGCTTGTTGTTGCTGTTGTTGTTCTACTTGCTCTGAGAAAAAGTTTTCTAAAATATCATCTATCTTATTAGGATTTCTGTATATTTCTGTGATAGCTGCCATTGCCTGCATATCTCCTCCTTGTGACCTAGCTAATAATGATTCAAACATAACACGTTCTGCACGTTCTTTTGTAATTCTGTCATTAATCTTTGTTAAGTCTTGTAAGCCGTCCATTTCTTCCTGCATGGTTTGTCTATCGATAATACCTGCTTGAAGTAATTGCAACCCTGTTATGATTTTTTGTGGCTCATCAAAACCTGCCATAGTTCCATAAACTCTTGTAGTTTTGTAATTCTTATTAATATCAGTGCCAGGAGTATAGTTTTCTGAAAAAGCAGCTCCTCTGATATAACCTGATAATGGTTTTCTTTTTTCTGAGAATAATACTTCATCAAGTTCTAATCTCTTGTAATCAACATCTTCTAATGCTTTTGATAATACTTGTTGATATTCTCTAACCATAAGAGAAACACCACTTTGAAGTTCTTCTAAACCTCTACCTGTTACAAAAGAATTAGGAGATATTGCATCATCTTGTACAGGATATCCTGCTACAACTCTTAGATGTCTTTCTATTCTTCCTACTTGTTCAAATAATTGATACGGTAAGTTGTTTACTGGTTTTACTACTTGTGAACCTGGAGTTAAATAGTTAACAGCAAATCTTCCTTTACGGTATTGACCTGACTCTATTTCACCAACAACGTTAGTTTCTGTAAATACAGCGTCTTCCATAGCTATAACAGACATAATATTTATCTTTGCCATAGCTGCCATAAGTCCTATTGTTTGGTCAAACTGTCCTTGTAATTGGTCAAAGCTAAATCTTTTTGCTACTACAAATGCAGGACCTGATTGTAATGGGTTAGGAACAAAGTCTACAATTTTTCCTGACGCAGGATGTACTATGTAAGTTCCCTCTTCGTTCATGTATTCGACTATATTGTCTCCATTATCATCTGAGTTTTCCCATGAACCATTTTCTACTCCAATATTGTTATTGAGTTTTCTTATGTTTCCACTACCACTACTAGATTTATCTGCATTATTAAAGTAACTTTTAAGTTCAGGATACATTTCTATAAGTTCAGCAATAGGAACTTTACGTATTGTAACTAATTCATCAGGTGTTTGGTTAGCACCATAATATCCAGGAAAACAATCATAAGGGTCTCTTAGTTCTGCTACAGGATATGAATTACCTTCTGCGTCTTTTTTTGTCGTAATTATCCATACAGCAAAACCATAACCAGGTAACCATCTAGCTACTTGTGGTAACTGACCCTTAAGATTCTGCATTTGGTCAAATGAAGTTATTATTCTTTCAAGTTTATCTTTTTTTCTTTTAGACCTCTCTGAATCTCTTGGGTTTGTTAAATCTACTCTAAGGTTAGGTACACGTCCTAGTTTCTGTGCAAGTCTATCTAAACCTGACATTAGTAAGTTTGGAGCAGGTAGTATGGATTCATCCATCATATCTAGTTGAGTTCCAAGTAAAGCTCTGATTCCATCAGCTCCACCATTCATAATTGCTCTAAACCTATGTCTATCAACTAACGCATTCTCATGCATATTTTTAAGATGGACACTTCTGTTTAAAATATCTTCAACTAACATTTAACTCCAAGGGGCATCATTCCAAGATGCCATTTCTATTCCGCTATAACTCGGACTATATTCTACCATCATATCATCAAATCTCGCAGTTTGTAATCTTCTTATAACTTTCATTGGAAACCAAGATGCCATAACAATATCAGATTTGTAACCTTTACCTTTGCTTGCAAAGAAAGATAACTGTTTTTTATACATATCTGATTTTATTTTTGCTTCTACAGATTTATATGGAAGTATTATGTTTTGTTCTGCAAACAAAGAAGTCATTGATGTCACACCATATCTTGTATCCCATTTGTTTTTTGCTTGAGTCTGATGTCCTTCATGTATAATTCCTTGAGTAGCACAATACTCTTTAAGCTCAGTATCTTGTCTAATTGCTTTTTGGAAAGCATTTTCTTCTATTACCCAGTGATAACAACCATGTATTTCTTTCCATTCTTTCATAATTCTTAATGCTTCTTTGATTCCTCCACCTTTGTTATTTTCTATATCAACCATTTGTAGTCTTAATGGAGAACTATCATAGATAGCCCATAAGAATGCTGCTTGATAACCTGTAGCAGCAGGGTCTAGTCCTGCAACTAAGTATGCAGATTCTTTTACTTCTCCAATATCTACTGTGTCATCAAAACATTTTGTTATAGTCTCAGGATTAAATATTGTTGTACCTACTGGGTTTGCTCTATTAAGATATACCATTTCAAATACATGCACACCACCTGTAGTTGCTGATGCTTCTTTTTGTGTATTTAACCATTTGTAATCTCTTTTGCCTTTCCATAACATACAATCTATATGTTCATCTAAATCTTGCTCAGGTATTTCGCAATCATCTGAATGTGCTTGCTCTACAATATTGTCCCAAGCATTGTTCTCTAATAAAGAATTATATAAATCGTCTGAATGCTGTCTTGAACCAATAACTACAACAGCAGTATGTGACTCTACACGAGATGACAAAGTTGTTGTCCACCATCTTTTAGTTGCAGCTCTACCTGATGGTTGTGCTGTAGAACCAAAATCTTCTATGTCATCTGCAATTATTAAGTCGCAGTCACGAGATAGAATCTTTCCACCCTTACCTACAGCAACCATCGTTGGTGATTTTATACCAGTAACATTTCTTGTAGCTACTGAAAATGCTGTCTGTGACCAGTTTTTACCTGACCTACTCTTAGGTCTAAAGGTTTGTCCTGGTCCACAAAACTCTTCTATTAACTTATCGTTAGAATCTAAATGGTCTAGTACAGAACCGACTGCATTTTTTGCAATATCTTCGTTTCCACCAACCCACATAATTCTTACGTTAGGATTTCTACAAATCTGCCATATAGCAAAATGTATAAGTAGTTCTGTCTTTCCATGACGTGGTGGACTCAGTATCATTAAGTTGCCACCCTCAGCAATATTTTTTGCTATAGAATTTACCCACTTCTCTTGAAAGTCAGGTGTTTCATACTTTTGTCCTGTTTCTGTTTTAAAATATCTATCTCTGAATTGTTTAAAGTCTTCTAAAGATTTTATTGCTTCTTTAGGTACAGTCCAGTCTTCTCTTTTTGTTTCTAGTTCTTTATCTTCTATAAAAGCTGCATACATTCTTGATACTTGTGCAGGTGAAATCTGATATAAGTCTGCTACTTCTCTAGCACTTAGTTCACCTTTTAACATTTCTAATGCATAACCATCTTCTAAAAATTGGTCATAGAACTCACCTTTACGTGATGTAGCATTCTTTTTTTGTGGCTTAGGTACGCCTAAAGTTTTATCTCCATGTAATGCTCTTTGATTTTGTACATATCTTTTGTGTTCTTCAGAGCAGTATCTTCTTTGTCGTCCTTTTAGTATTGTTTTACATTTAGGATGCTGACAAATTAGATTTTTTTCAATATCTACCACTTTACTTCATTAGCCCACCACGCTGCTGACATCTTGCCTTTAGCTATGTTCTTAGCGTGTCTTTTTTTAAAAGATTTACGTCTAGCTTTTTCTTTAGCTGATTTAGGATTCTTACCTGCACCTCTAACACCTTGCTGACCAAATCTAATTAACTTCATTTGATGACCTTCTTGAGCCAAAACAACGTGTGACTTAGTAGGATGCTTAGGTGTACGTTTAGGTTTATTAACACCTGACAATCCGTGTTTCTTTAATAATGTTTTTTTTCTATTAGCATGTGACATTATATTTTATCTTTCTTAATTAGTATCCATGCCCATGCATTAATTACAACAAAAGCAAAAAAAACTATAAATCCATCCATTAGCTCATCTTTGGTTTTCTTTTACCGTTTTGACGTAACTTTTTAAAATCAGCTCCTGTGATTTTGTCAAACGGTGGTGCAACACCTGCTATTTTTTTCTGTGCTGCAGAATACTGTCCGTTACCTTTTAGCATTATTTACCTACCTTTTTCTGTGCGTTTACATGTGATTTAGAAAAACTAGAACCACGTTTCATTGAGTTTACCATATATTGAATATGTTTTTTTGTATGATGTTTAGAATGTTTTTTTAATGCAGTTTGTTGTCTTTTAGTTAACTTACTTGCATCAACTCCTTTTACTTTCACTTTTTGTTTTTCCTCTTAGTTGTAGCTCTTGATTTCTGTACAGCTTTCAAATCTATGTATCTACCTTCTTTATATGCTTTAGAAGTTCTTTTTATTTCTGCTGCAACTTTAGATTTAGGATTCTTTTTATTTTTTAAATATTTAGCAGGTACGCCTTTTTCGTATTTGACTTTACGTCTACTTCTTTTTTGCACGAGACTTACCTCTTTTTTTCAAATCATTATCTTGAGAATGACCACCCCTAATAAAAGAGTTAACTCGACCCATAGCCCAAGCTGCCATAGAAGCTGACTTACTTCCTGAGCTAAGGTACGCACCTTGTCCACGCCTATATACTGCCGCCAGTTGCCCATACGTATACTTACTATTCTTAGCTTTCTTTTGAAGCGTTGCTTTAGTTTTAGCATTAATAGGTTTTCTAGCAGGTTTTTTTCTTGAACTACTCTTCTTCTTTGGTGGCATTTACCTTCTCCATATTAACGTTGTAATCATTTACAAATTTTTCTACCAAAGTATCTATCTTGCTAATATTTGGTTTTTTATTAGTAATAATACTACCACAAGCATCTGCTAGGTCCATTGACCATTCTTTTAAATCTTGTGGTGTAGAGAATATATTTCTTTTCTTTTTAATTTTTGCCACGTTTCCTCCTGGCGTAATATGCTTTTACTTGTTTTAAAGTATAGCGTTTTCCACTAGGAGAGTAATAAAATTTTCCACGCTTAGTAAACGGCATGTTATTTTTTATAGCCTTTTTTAGACTTACTCTTCTTCTTCATTTTTTTTGTATGATACGCCAATTTTTACTCCAAACTTCTTATTGTACTCTATACAACCTAGATTAGCACAGTATCTGAATCCACCTCGTATCACAAAATCTTTTTTACAAGTTTTGCACTTGAGTATTTTCTTCATTGTATTTATCTTACAGTTTTATAAATGAAAAAGCCTCTATTGCTAGAGGCTTAATCCGTACATTAAACATAAAGGAGGCTTCATGAATAAAGTTCTTATATTGTATATAAAGAATACGTAAGTGTCAACTCTTCATCAGCTTTTATATTTTTTATTGTTTGTAAATACATTTCTTGTCCTACTTCTCGTAACTTACAGTTAGAGTCTTTTTTGTGATTTATAAATCCACCTAGAGGTGTTCTAATTAGTCCATGTAGGTAATCATCATGCTTTACATGACTAACTCCTATTGTTGTATTTTTTTCTATATCTTGTAAGGCAAATAAACCAAGACCATCTATCTTAGATTCTTTTATAGTTAGATACTTAGGCAGTGGCTTGTACATGTGGTTCTAATATATCAAGTGGTACTTCGAGCGTTTGCACAACACCCGTGGCTTTCATTGCGTCTACGCTTACGAGTAAAGAGCGTGAAAAAAAATTTTTATTTTGTGTTTCTACTATTCGTGGATTGTCTTGTAGCCAGTCAATAATAAACGGATTTAATTTTTGTGGATTCCAGTACAGTACGTCGCTCGTTGGGTAAATCCAATAGAAGAGATAGTCAGGGAATGTTTTCATCGCACATCCAATACCGTATTTTGTATCCCCATACACTATTTGTATTTCTAGTGCTACATTCCCCGTATCTCTGCTTTGAGTATCTGTTTTGACCTCAAAGTATTTTGTACCTAACTCATGGTTAACTACAAAAAAATCTGCACCTTGTTGTTGCTCCCACTCTTGTGCAGGTCGCACAATATATATATCTTTACCTTCTGTAGTACGCCTGGAGCGGTAATAATTTCTTATGAGGTCTTCGCCTCGCTTGCCAATGTTGTAATCGTCTTTAAATTCGTGTATAGTTCCCATAATGTAATAAATAATACCCTACTTAAATTTATAAGTATGTTATTATAAAAATCAACAAACACAATGTTGAGATGTGGTTACAGGTAAAGCGGATATCGGGCGTACGAAAGCTGCTTACTGACTCTTAAGTCAGGATAGGGATTACCTCAAAAAGCAGTACCCAAGGACCACGGAAAAACTTTGTAAGAGCGTTTTAGAGCTTTTTTTTATAACAAGCATAGATGCCCGCACGCTCACAAGAACACGAACAACACTCCATTAAAAAGAACAATAAATATAAACAAAATAAACTACCATTTATTGCCAATATCTGTTAAGCTACTAGCAGGGCTAGTATGTCTCAACAGTGTATTAATTACCCCTAATTAATACGTAATCCCATAAGTAACCTGTAACTAGCCCTAAGTTTTACCAAGAATTACCATTAATATTACTGGGGCTTACAGTACATATACACCCCGTACCTATGTTAAACCACGTGTACGCAACGTGACTATGTAACATCACCGTATACCATTATATATAACTAACTAGTACTGATATGCATACGTATGAGCTGTACCACACATATACGTAATAGACTATACTTCTCTTTCTAAAAACATCCCCCCGTCTATAAACATCACACACTATCCCCACAACTACACTACTCATTACATCAAGACTTAAGTACTCATACCAAATTAATCAGTCATACGCTCACCTAGTTCGCTAGCTCCCTCTTAATTTATATTCGTACTAATAGATATATAAGAATATATCTACCGTCTTTCAGTAATTCGTAGATATAAATTATTATTCAGTCGTGCCGATTAGTCGAGCCTAATCGCTCTTTCCCGAAACGAGAGAGTACGCACTATTCATTGAATAATTTATATATGTAGTTAGAATTAAAACAAATACATACTTCATACAAGAGTACGAAGTATGTACACAACGTACATACATAACAGAAAGGACTAGTCAAAATGCCTAGTAACAAACTAATACCTAACGTAGAGTATCAAGCTCACCAAGTAGGTACAACAACTAAATTCCAAGACGGAATGTTAGTAACACGTAGAAGACAACTAGAAAAGGACAATTTCAAAAGACGATACAATGTATCGTATGTTCTTGACGGTAAGTTCCACGACCTAGTGGATTGGGAAACTTGCTACAATTCAAGTACTCCCGACAAAATCAAGAACATGCTCTTGCAAGGTGTCGCTACAATCAAGGTATCTGACACGGGAAAAGTGTCAAGCTCGATTACAAAGAAACAACTCCAAGCTATCAACAAGACTGCATTGGACGAACTTCTCAAGAAGTAATCGAGCAAGAGTTATACCACTCTACACTTTCAAGTGATACACATTACTTAGAAGGTGGATGTTCATACTGTATTGATGATGAATACGTTTCATTACAATACGCAATCTAATAATTTAGCTAGTGGGTTTCGGCTCACTAGCTATTTTTTTTAAGCCTATAAATCCCCACACGAGTACCACAATCACTTATGAATAACCACACGACCACACCATTTCTTACACACACACGCACACGGTTACCACACTCACTGTTGAAACCAAACCATAAAACCAATAACCATAAAATATTTATTTATAAATATTTTAATATAGCAAGTCAATACGTGAAGCTAGCTGATTAATGTTGTTGGAAACATTTGCTTTGGCTTGCAGATGTGAATAACGTACAAGAGAAAGGATAAGTCATGTTAAACGAAATAGAAGTATGTGAGAGCTGTTACAGTTGCAATATCATTGTAGCTAAACAACCAAACTCACAATATCCGAACGAGGATTATGTTCAATGTATGGATTGCGAGCATGTATCCAACTGGTCATTAATCAGATACGTAGAAAAAATGTGTACTGATTGTGGAAAAGATAGCGATTACAGAACAGCACACCAATACGATGAAGGGGACATTATTTATGAGTAAACCAAAACGCACAAGTACTATCCCTCGTATGAAAGTTGCCGTAGACGTAGACTTCATACAATCGGATAGCAGAACTATACGTGCAAGTAAAACAATTACTCGTACAGATATTCCAAACCTATCGGGTATGAGAATAGAACACGTAGACATAGGTGCAAAAGAAGTACCATGCTGTTCGCTATGTGGTAAACACCTTAGTCGATACGGTATGTGTAGAGATTGCAAAGAGACTCGTAACGTACAAGAGTTAGAAAAACGTAGAGCTTTATTGCAAGACGATGTATCTAACTATGTTAGAAATGGTAGCCATCGATACGTGAAAGGCTTCGACCATAATATTGAGAAAGGTTGTTGCCAATCACATGCAGAACTCTTTGCGAGTTACTGCCCATGTGGTATGGCGATACCTAGTGGATTACAAGATTGTGAGGTGTGTTAATGCATGTATGTAATTATGAATTAACTTATTGGAACGAGTACAGATGTACAGGTTGTAATAGAAAAAGAAACGAAGAGACATGAAGTTATACGATACGGATTATGTGATAGTGGATAGCGAAACTTTAGAACCCATAGAGAGTTTAGATATTATCTATGCTGAAGATATGCTACAAGAAGAGTTAAAAAACAATCCTTTGAGCATGCATGAAAGAGCTATACCCATGACAAAGTTACCTAAAGAATTACAAGAGAGGTACTTAGAACACATTGAGAAAGTGAGGAAAAATGGATAAGTTACACGATTATACAAAATGTGGTAATCATCAACTAGGTTGTGATTGCACTAATTGGGAGGAGGAATAATGCCAACTTATAAAATACTTGTCAGATTTGATGCTGAAGATTGGGATGACGCTGTTAGCGTTGTAGAAAATATGTATATAAAAGATTGGATATCAGAAATGGAGGAGGAAAAATGGATAAAGAAAAATTAGAGTACACGATATGGGACGTGATTGTAGAAGACCAACACGGTAAACTCTACAAGCTAGACTCCCCGTGGATAAATGAGAATTGGAAATACGATGAGCAATCAGAGACACTATGGGACGATTTCTAATGAGTAAGTACACAGTCAAAGATGTGGTAAAAGAATTACAACATCGAGGATATGACGAGCAAGAGTGCCAAGCTATTTACGATGTTTTCTTAGAACACTACAGTACACCTGAAAAAAATACATATTACTTTCAGGACTTCATGGCTAGTGTTCATTTCGTAAGTGAAGATGAATACAACTACACGATATTCAACGACTTCGTAGAGGTATGGGGTATTGATGACAAGCTCGTACCATACCTAGATGAAGAAGCAATAGTATCTGATTACTCAATGGATTGGCATTGGGAAAACGTAGTGTTGAAAGACAGGCGAATAGGTATCGTAATGTGGAGAAGTTTTTGATTGCTTCAGTACGTGAGAAGCAACTGATAAGCTGATAGCCAAAGCAATTAGCTATCTACTAGTATGCGTTTGTTTACTGCCCTGTTTCCAAACGACTGAACGTAGGTAGCTTGTAGCACATAGGACAATGGGTGTTATTACACGACTTAAATGCGTGGCATTGAAATAATATGCAAATCGCTCTCTGATAACATCATTGATGAGTGGTTATCGCCATCTGATAACATCATTAGATGTCTTGTGTGTTACAAGCTATCTACACTGTACTAGCAATAGTTCAGTACCATAGCTCAGGTGTTTACTCTCCGTTCATGCCTGAGCTGTAGGTAGCTTGAAGATAACGGCTGAACAGTCTTAGTTTAAGTACGGACGCAGACATTTATCGTTTAGAGATAAACGGACTATGCATAGGTAAGCCACATGTTTTGCTGTCGTGGAGTAAGTAAGCTAGTTGTCTTCAAGCTATCTATGTAAGTACGCAAGTCAGGAACACTTAGGTGGAAAAGTGATATAAACAAAGTTAATAACTAATTCCTGTTTCACTCGCTTACACTGATAGCAATGTATTAGACAATAAAAGAAATATAAATATCTATACGACTGAGTTGTCTAATGACATCATCAGAAGCTACTTACGAGAAAACCTTTTTCTCTCACAAGAGAGAACTAGGATAACCGTTGTAGGTAGCTTGATAGACGTGGGGTGTGTACGTAGCTAATGACAGTCCCTTTCTGTTTCCTTGCGTCTATCAAGTTATCTATATACGAGGAGGTGAACATGGGTAACAAACTCAAAGAAGTACACGGTGCAGGTAATTTAGAATTAGCTCACCGTATCTACAGAGACTTTGCTCTCTTTATCAAAGCTGATACCACTATCGCTGATAGTGTCATGGGCAGAGGTACAAGGAACAGAGCATTGCTCAAAGCAATCAAGGATAGGCTCAATGAACTCGATAGCATATAAATGTGAGATTTGTCAAAGTAGTGATTCCCTGTGGGGTTACTTCATTGGCGATGGCAAATGCGAGATGTGTTGGGAACTATTCAAACAAGTAGGAAGTTGGCGTAACGTTACACGTCAAAGAAAGGATAAACATGTGGGTACAAACTAATTACGATAAGAGAGCTAACGCTTGGATATCTTCTTTACCGAAGACTCCAATGGATAAAGTGTTTCTCAATATCTCAGGTGAGGGCAACGATTGTGTCAACCTTGTGTTCAAGGACACAATAGAGTATGCAACATTTGTTGAAAGAGTACGTGAAGTACTTGATGAGATTAACACAGAGTTCAAGGTAAAGATATGAGTACAGTATACGAATACATAGTTAGAGACAGCTCTGTGGACGTAAGAACTCATGTCATACACTCTGAGGAACAACTTACAAAAAATGAGATATCAGAACTCATAAGTGAATCTGCACTCAAAGAGGGTGTTGAGGAACTAATGAGAAGTAATCCTTATCTCATAACAATGCAATACAGAGGTACAGAATACGGTGATGATTGTCAAGTGCAATGCTACGGTCCCGTACTAGAGGAGGAATAATGTATAGAGTAAAAATGGAAGTCTATTTAGACATAGACGGAACTAATGCTGAAGTAGTAGATACAGTGCGTGACTTCGAGATGAGAAATCTAGTAGAGTTTGATTTCCTTGATATCTTATTTGGTGAGCCAATGGTAAGACCATTGAGAGAAACAGAAGATGAGGAATACAAACCATACGAGTTACTCACAGAGGAGTGCGATGTTTTCAACAACTAGTTTTGATACTGTTATCAGATACACATGGGGTTACTCTCTGCATTTACACAATGCAGGATTTCACATGGAAGAGTGTGAGCAATGTAACAACAGTATCCGTAACAGAGATGACATGGTGTACATGTTTGTAAACGAAGATGTTGACTCGGGAGAGTGCGAGATTGAATATGACTTTGGTTTTTTCTGTTCAACAGAATGCTTAGTCAATTCAATACGACTGCATGAAATATCAGAGCCACCATTTAATTATCAAGATTCCGTATGGGAGGAGGAGTAATGAACGAGTATAACTTTATTATGCATTTCAGTAAATCAATCAAAGCAACTGATTACGAACAAGCATGTAAATTCATTAAAGAAAAAACAAATTACATAAACGAGAATTTAGATTTCTGTTTAGATTCAAGTACAGATGTATCACTATACGAGGAGGAGTAATGGAAAGACTAAAGATATATTGTCTCACTTACGAAGAAGACGGTGATACACGTTCAATCTTTCATGTAAGTAAAACTTACTTACAGAGTTTGAGAGAGACTTGGAAAGTTTCAGGCAACGAGACTGACCTTGACAAAATATTTACAGTGTATCCAAAAACAAAGAACGAGCTTGTTTACATATTGACAAGCGTAAGTCAGAGAGGATTTTATGACGGTTAATGTAGATTTATATAAACCAAGACACATAGCTGTGACTCTTGCACAACTACAAGCATTGAACGATACTTCACTTGTAATGAAGTATGACAAGAACATACACCCTGCTTGGTTTTTGCACGAGTTACCAAAGTCGGAGCTTGATAAACTCGACAGGACAATGCGTTGGTATTCTATCTCAGATGAAGTACCAATCATTATGAGTGTTGCGTTTCCTAAGTTCTATAGAAACAACAAACCTATTGCTGCGTACATGCGTACGTATTGGGTAGCGATGTTAAAAGATAGAGTAACAAATGTTACGTATCAACTTGCAGAGGAAGACTTCTGCATAGACATACCTATGGATATTTATTTATCCCTAGATGATGTACCCGAAGGCAAAGAGTTCGACAACATAGAATCGATAGAGCTTGACAAAGTTCAACTCGAGCAAGATGTTGAAGAAGCAATCAAACTAATACTAGAGGAGGAATAATGAACGTACAACTTGGGTTTAACTACACACGTGGTGAAACCATAAGTAGAAATCTGTTTGACTGCATAGCCGAAGAAATTGATTGGCTTGATGCACAAGAGTCAGACAAAGAAGAACTAATAAATAAATTAAAACTAATAGTGGATAGGAGTACATAATGACGCTATACAAATTGGAGTATGAACAAAGAAATGAAGTCTTTGTCGAGGCAAATAATGCAGACGAGGCATACGACTTAATTAATGAGTACACATCAAACGGTGGTGATAATATGCACCAAATACGTTTGATTGAGTGTGGTTGGTCAATCACAGAGAACTTGGGTGAGCTAGAAGAATTAGAAGAAAACCACCCAAACATACAGTTTGATACTCACAAAGCAGAGTACGGTGGGACGTTTCAACAACAACACCCAACATGGATGTATTACGACTAGGAGTAGTAATGGATATAAAGATAGAAGAAGTAAAAATAATTTATACTTATAACCCTACTCAAACTAGCACTGCGTTTGATGAAATAATTACATGTGTAAGTGATAATCAAATGTTGGGCGAGTACACAGTAGTAGGATATAGCCAACCTATTGAGTACAAAATTACAAAGGAGGAATAGTGGATATAAACAAAGAAGCACGAGAGACTTTTGAATCTCTACTCGAGGACTTTGCAGAATACAAAGCAAATATCGAGGACGAAGAGAAGCGAGAGTCAATGGAGTACGACCGAGAGGAAATAGACAATCGTGTCTACTCTATGAGAAAAATAACAACTATTGAACTACAACTTGCAGGAGGTGGACCTGCGTATTGGATACTGTTTGACGTAGAGGGAGAAGACTATAACTACACAATATCAAACATTAGATTCAAATACGCTTGGTGGTCTGAACCAGTAATTATACAAGCAGATGAATACGCTGACCCGAAACAACTATTTGAGTGGTTTGTTGAAGAATTTTGTGGTGGCGATGTTTCATGGCTAGAAAGTTACAACTAGATTCCTAGCAAACCACTAGGTACGATACAGGGGCAAGCACCTCTGCCCCTCGTATCACAAAGGATTATTATGAACATACCAACGGTAAACCTATTACAAGTAGGTGTCATACATACGTGTGAGATTTGTAGACAGGTGTTCAAGCCACGTAGTAAATTACAGAAATCTTGTGGAAGTAAACAGTGTCAAAAAGATTTACACAACTTAGCACGTAGAAAGAGAATGCAACAAGGCGAGTTTTCATCTAAACGTTATCGCACATGTGAGTCATGTTCAGTTGAATATGAAGCAAAGAACAGAGATACAAACAGTAGAACCTGTAAGGATTGCTCTACAGAAAAACTTAGATACAAACCCAAAGTCACCAAGAACTGTCTGTGGTGCAATAAAGAATTTATTACCTCAAGACCAAGTCAAGAAAAGTATTGCCCAAAACAAAAACAACTTAAACCGAAAGAACGTTGCTCGTACAAACATTTTGAATCTACTCGACCAAGACAGATGAGAGAACCAAAGACTTGTTCAGTGTGCAATGATATTTACTACAGTAAAAGTTACGCATCTACTACATGTAAAAAACTTGAGTGCAAGTTGACACGTGAAAGGTCTTACGAGAAAAACAAAACAAATTATAAATACCCATCATGGACAGAATTACAAGGTTGGATTTATTGTTTATACAATAAAGAATTTGATATTTACAAAGTTGGTATTACAAGCGACCCTCAAGAAAGAATTTACAGATACGCGTTAGAGGGATTTACTTTTAAATCAATACACAAATTTAAAAACAAAAGAGAAGCATCACAGGCAGAAAAAGAATTTTATTACTTAGCAGAATCATTGGGCATATCACCCAGTAAAAGTGACACAGATGTCACTCATTTCTTCAAAAGATTCATGGAGTCAGGTTGCACTGAAATTATTTGGGGCGACATGATTTCTTATCGTAGTCTCAATCGAATGTTACGACAACTTTCGTTGTCATAAAAAATCACAAATACATAACTTGTCATATTTGTCAGCTATACTACACAGTATGGAAAAAAATGAAATACTAGCTAAGCTAGAAAAACCCAAGCAGTTTCCATTTAATCTCCCACCCGAGGGATTGGAACTACTTGAAGCAATCGAGCAAGGCTTACAACAGGGGAAAAACTACAATGCTTCTGCGTTAGCGGAGATAATAACGACAGAGTTTGGAGTTCATGTAAGCGTATCAACCACACACAGATGGCTAAAGCAAAAGACTCCGACCGTTTAGCGGAACTCGTAGCCGAAGCTGAATCGAAAAAAATCGATGAGTTAAAGAAAACAAACGAAAGACTACTCAAGCAGATAGATAAACTCAAAGATAAAAAAGCAGATTTAGTTCAAGCTGTGTACAAGGGGGCGTATGACGGAATAAATTCACTAACGTTACCTACGTTAAAACCACCGTCAAAGCCCAAATCAAAAAAGAAATCCGAAGAGATATGCGTGCCTCTTCTATCTGATATCCAACTAGCTAAGATAACTCCGAACTATAGCACAGAGGTAGCAGAGAAAAGGGTTGAGGAATACGCACACAAGATTGTAAAGTTAGCAGACCTACAGTCTTCATCAGCATCTGTCAGAAAGTGCGTTGTTCTTGCACTTGGTGATATTGTTGAAGGGGAGCTTATCTTCCCTGGGCAATCATTCTTGATAGACGCTTCACTATATTCGCAAGTCACGGTAGATGGACCAAGAATCTTATATAAGTTTTTTGCGACATTGCTTGAAAGATTTGACGAAGTTGATGTACACTGGGTTATAGGCAATCACGGTGCTTTGGGAGGAAGAAGCAGGCGTGACTATGACCCTGAAACAAACGCAGACAGAATGCTAGGCAAGATACTAGAGACAATGTTTGCATCCGAAAAGAGAATCAAATTCATTATCCCTGCAGGAAAACATGACAGAAACTGGTATTCCGTTGCAGACTTGGGAGACAAAGCAAAGTTCCTATGTTTTCACGGTGACCAAATCAGAGGTCATGCAGGCATACCTTGGTATGGATATAACAAAAAAATACTAGGGTGGAAGTCTCTTGCAGCCAACGGACTCATGGAAGATTTCAACTATGCAGTCTGTGGTCATTACCATACACCAACAACAATGTATATTAATGACACACGTGTATGGGTGAATGGTTCAACGGAAAGTTATAACACGTACGCTTTAGAACAATTAGCAAGTATGGGAAGACCATCACAGTTTTGCTTGTTTGTGAAACCTGACAAAGGTGTGACGGCAGAATACTTGGTACAACTAGAGGAGTAGTTATGCAATTAGGTTGCATGTTTTGTGGCATAGAGTTAAGACCATTACACGGTCATCTCTACTGCGTCAACAAAAACTGTCCTAGATTTGGTGTTCCAAATTATAGACTCAGTGACAAAGAGCCACATTTAGAAATAAACTGACACATATAAATACTAAGATATTAGACTCTAAGTAATAGAGGAAGGAGATATATGTCTTATGAGGACAGTCTAAAAAAATTACTTAAACCTTTTCCAAAGGAGTATGTAAAAGATGCACCCAAGGGAAAGTTTGGAAAGTATGTTTCTCACAGTCGTTACGTAGAAAGATTACGTGATAGTGGTATACCCTACTCATGGACTTGTGAACCAATCTATGGAACACACAATGGTGAGAAAAGAATCGTTGGTGCGAAAGGCACTATCAAATTAGGAACAGATACCTACGATGGCATAGGAGATGTTGACACATTCAAGTTAGATAATAAAAACATAAACGATGGGTCTTTGTTAAAAGACGCTGAATCAGACGCATTCAAAAGAGCATGCATGAGATTTGGACTCGGTGTTGAGTTGTGGTCAGGAGATGTAACAGAGGAAGAGTTTATATCACCTACCACGCAAGGTAACACCACAGTCACAGAGAAGCAGAGCGAAGTCGTAGTTGAAGAGTCAACAGCTCCTTCCACACCAACTACGACTAGCTCTGAATCAAACGTATTGTTTTGTCCAAAGCCGTGTTATTCACCAGTAAAGATATACATGCCTGAAGATAAAAAGAATCCACGTTCTGCAGATTTTAGATGTACTGCAGGTGGTAAATGTTTGAACGGTGAACAAAAAGGAAGTATGACTTATTCTAAGTCTTGGTATAAAGATGCAAAGAATTTACCGCCAGGATTTCAAGAAGCATACGATAACTTAACAATAGTTGCACTAAAACAAAAAGGTATTGAAGTACCTGAAGCAAAGAGTTTAGATGACATCAAGGAAGGAGAAGCACCATTTTAGCTTTTAAACCTTGTGAGATTTGTGGAAGTATTGCAGTAGCTAAATTAACAACTGCTGATAGAAAACAATACGGTCTTTGTAAAGAATGTGCAGATGACACCATGTATGGTTGTGAGGATACCTACGACATTTAAAAGCAAGAGCCGAGGTAGAAAGGATAACACCCTCGGCTTTGCTATAAAATTACTTGCTAATTTGTTTTTTAGCGTATGTTTTGACAACTGCTAGTGCAGCACCACCACCTGCTAATGCAGCTAACTGAATTGTCTCAGCCTCTACACCAACTAATGGGGCAACTGTTAATGCACCAATGAACGCTTCAATGAAGGTCCATGCAGTTCTTTCCAACATGTCTTTTAAGTCTTCACTCATTTTATAACTCCATGCATCATTCCAAGGAGTCCACCATAAGTTCTTCTTGAACTTACCCTCTTGGTCTCTTCTTCTATTATTCTTTTCGAATAAATCTGACATTATGTTATTACCCTTCCACTAAGTTTAGATTTTATAGTAAGCACATTACCGTTTATCTCTTGTAGTTTTTCCATAACTGTGCTTGTTAAAACTACATGGTCTTTAGCTTTGTTATCTACTTGACCCTCAAATAACTTGTTTATTGTTGTATATTCAATACTTACAGACTTACCTTGTAGTAGTTGACCTGCAACTTTCTTATACATCTTTTGATAAGCAGTTCCACTGTGTCCAATAAACCCGTCCTGGCTTCTATCTAAGTCTTGTTGAGTCTCTCCCACAATGAGGCAACCGCTCGTATGCTCGTCCGTATTCCCTGCATGAATAAGTATGTAGGTAAAGTTTGGAACGTCTTGTAAATGCAACATACCGTAGTGTGCATTCTTGTATCTATCAGAGTACTTAGCGTGGAAACCACCAGTCTTTCTAAATTTAATATCGTATGTTCCTTCAGGTATGCATGTCTCATGCATTACCTTTACAGCTTGATATTGGTCTTCAAGTGTATAACACTCAAAAACACCGTCAATAAACAACAAACCATTTGTTGCATCTGTACCAAACTGTGTTCTAACTACAGTTAACTTCATCTAATCCACCTTCCTTACAATTACTACTTCCATGTTTACAGTTACATAACTGTACGAAAGAACCATCTTCTTTTTCTTTTACCATACACATAACTTTATATTATCACTTTATATGTTCTCTTTTATGATTTTTACCAATCTGTAAAACTTCATTAGCTATAGAGTTATAACATTTATCCATATCTGCTGTAGTTCTATGATTGTTTTCTACTAATTCGTATTCTATGTTTTGACCTTTATCATCAACAATAAAATAAAAATTGTTATCGTGGTTCTCGTGTGGTGTATTACCTACTTTCACAACAACCTTTAGTATTTCTGATTTAATGCTTTCCATACCCTCACTGGTATAAACTTGCACTTCATATATTTCTGTCATATTTCCACCTTTCGTGTCTATTAATCTCTAAAGCCTATGGTTAGTAACCATACTGCTAATGTAATTATAGTCGCAACTCCTGTGATTTGTTGAGCAGAACCAGTTAATGTAAGTGTAGCAATAACTAAACCAACCAAAGTCCAACTAAGGTTGAGTGTTTCTTTAATTGCTTCTACAAACCATTTCCAAAGTTTGTTTATCATAGACTTCTCCTAAATACAAAAGCTGCCATAGTAGCTATTCTAGTCAAAATAACTGGCACTACCACCTCTTGTGCTTTTTCTTTTTGGTCTTGTGTCATATCATCTCCTATATTGCTAATAGTTATACCTTCAAAATCTAAATCTACAAATGTTTCTATTGGATTTTCTAAAAATGCCTCGTATTGTATCTCGGTAACAACATCGGCAAGGGTATAATTTTCTACGTCTTTGTTTGCTACAGCACGCTCTACATATACCTCTACAGCTTCTGCCACTGACTCATTTGTTTCTACAGTGTCAGCAATAATCTGAACGTCTTCTTTTTGTACCTGCAGTACTTCAGCTACAACTTCTACCTGCTCTTCTGTTAATTCAGCAACATCTTCTATAGCTTCTTCTACTACTGCTTGTACTACCTCTTTTACTTCCTCCGATGCTTCAGATAAGTTTTGTACACCAATATCATTAACTTCCTGTATAACTTCAATAACTTCCTCAGTCTCTAATTCATCTACAAATGTTTCAATGACTTCTTGAACTTCTTCTTCTGATAAGTCTTCTTCTACGACAGGAAGCTCTAGAACTTCCTCAATAACTTGCTCTAGTTCCTCTACTTCTAAGGCTACTTCTTCTTCTGATAGTTCTTTAGGTTCTTTTATTGGCTCCTGTAAAACCTCGTTTTTGACATCTTCCTCTTGAATTGTTTCTTCTCTGATGATGTCATCTCCTGGTATCTCTTTATCCAACTCATCTTGTAATATTTCCTCTACTGGTTCTTCCTCTACAACAATAATTATTTCTTCAGGAAATTCAATGACTTCTTCTTCAAATGTAAACTCTTCTTCAAGCTCCTTGACATCAATCTTGATTTCCTCTTTAAAAGTATCTTCTTCTTTGGGAGGTTGAATATCTTCCACTTCATCAACAGACTCCACTTCAGGTACCATAACATCATCGCCAGGAAGCTCTTCTTTGGTATCTGATTGTTTTTCATCTTCGATAATTATTATAACTTCTTCCTCTGATTCTTCCTTCGGTATATCACAATCTCCTCTATCTATCTGAGCGTCTGTCATATAACAACCGTACAAATCTTGATTAGTTTTACGCTGATTGTCTCTATCAACTGTGCCATCTTCTACTTCTGATGGTTTATATTCTGCTTTAGAACCATCTTCCATTATAACTTCTACCTTTTCAGGTTCAGGAGGTGGAGGAGGTGGAGGTGGTGGAGGTGGTGGTGGAGGTGGCAAAGTTGTAGTAGTAGGTGGTACATACT